CTTTAACAGCCAATCTTCTTTAATGGTAAAAGACTTACAATCTGTGGTCTTTGTCTTGGCTTCAATCAGAAACTGGTCTGTGATTACATCACCCTTCTGAAATGCTGTTGCACCACTATTTGCTTGTCTTTTACCACCGACAGCTTTTGCAATCTTTTTCTCCTGCTGTTTGCTGTAATATCTGGTCGGTCTATTCATGCTACATACTCCTTGTACTGATAATTCTCAAACACACAACGAATCTCACCACGACCTTCTACATAAAAGATGTATCGCTTACCACCTTCAAAAGCATCATACACACTCAACAACAAACCACTTACAACTGTTCCATCTCTCAATGTAATCTCTGCCATTTACTTTTCTCCTTTCATAACAAAAAATGTGATACAATGTTCTGTCTTTCGACTTCATAAACATTGTATCACATCATAATTGAAAATGCAAGCACTTTTTTGAAAAATTTTACAAATCTACATTATCCGATACATAGTATCCTGTTATCTTATAGTCCTTGACAAATTTTCTTACCTTTGTAACTAACTTTGCATCTCCTGTATATTCAAGTAAAAATGTATCCATTCCATGTACTTTTACTCTGCACATGTACTCTTTATACCAGTTACTCTGCTTTGATTCTTGATTGCCGAATTGACCTTTGCCTTCATAACTCTTTATCTGAGTTATTACTTCCTCTTGTGTAACCCCGTCAATAAATGTACTGGCATCAATCTCTTCTTTATTTGCTCCTTCAAGTTTAATGATTGTATCTATTCCTAAACTTTTTACACCGCACATTCTTGCATAAGCATTGCTAAAATCAGAAAACGCTCCGACTTGTACTTTATATAATGTATGCTTTTCATCTCGCTCGGTCTTAATGATTGCATCAAGATTATTCTTTTTAAGGACTTTAACAAGCTCCTCTGCGTTTTCATATAGAATAAATGCTCCGCACTGAACTTTATACACCCCTAAATGTGATTCTCCGTCCATCTTATCACTAAGAAACTTTGAACCACCATTCATCATTACATATCCGCCTAATCCTTTGATTCTTCTCAAAACTGAAACTACGGCATTGTATGTGGCAGAGCTTTCATAGTATTCGTATACATCTATATTATCGCACCAGTAACCGTCACAACCAAGATTTTTTATTTCTTTAGCAAGATTTACCAAAAAGTCTCTAACTTTTGTTCTACGCAAATCAAGGAATTTTTCATCTGGCCAATCATCAAGAGTTTTCAATGTATACGGTATTAATTTTGTATAATATTTTCTATAAGTCTCAACTGCGCCAACATTTAAATATCCAAGAACTGTATAGCCTTTTTCTTTCAGAGCTTTTATTTCTTCCTTAGTAAAATCTTCTGGCTCAATAACTACAATACATGAGTTTGACACTTTCTTTAGTCTTTTCGCCTTGTCACTTGACGTTAGGTAGACTTTATAATTCACTTAGTAAACTCCTTTCTGAACTTTGAGTTTTTAGAGCATGTTACTGTCATTTTATTGCCGACACAATCTATATAAATATCTCCATCTTCATGGTTTCTCATTACAAGAGCACCGAACTTTTCTAATCTCTTACGAGTAGTGCCTCTGCCAGAACCTTCTTTATGATGATAATTAGAAAATGCTACTTTCGGAGAAATAGCTTTTGCAATCGCTTCATTACAGGCATTTGCATCACCGTGCCACTGAATCTTGAAAATGTCAGCTTTCAGATTTTTAACAGCTTTAATAAGAGCATTATTACCTGCGTTCTGTAAATCACCGGCAGAGTGATAAATCCACGTACCATCAATTGTAAATCTGGTAACAATAGATTCATTATTTACAAAATGGTGACTATCGTGTTCAGATACAGCAGATGCAGGAAGCTGATACACACACTCACAGACAATACTACCAACAGTAAAACTACTGCCAGCTTTCATATATGTACATGTAGCATTATACTGTTTAGCCTTTTTTGCTTGATTCCTAATAGCATTGCCATAACTTCTCTGATACTTATCAAGTTGTGTACAATCAGGTAAATACAGTGCTTTTACCTTGAAGTTTTTAAATACATCAGTTAACGCACCATAATGGTCACCATGAGCATGACTAATAACTACAGCATCAATTGTAGTGATACCTGCCTTTTTTAACTTCTTTACTGTAGTAGATGCAGATGTAGCGGTATCAATAAGAACTACATGCTCTATCGTTTTATTGTCAGCTCCGTACTCTATAATAGCTGTTGCATCGCCGTATAAACTTTCATTTTCATCCATGAAGTTTATAGCCCAAATTCGAGTTCTATGATTTTCAACATACTCCTCTTTTTTATCCTCTGATTCGGGTTCAGTAGAAACAGCTTTAATTACTACATTAAATCCTGCTTTTCGCAATTTATTCACCATAGTAACAGCGTTACCATACTGACTAAACGCTCCGCATTGGACTTTGTAGATTATACCTTCTCGTACTATTGTTGTACGTATACCGAGTTTAGCAATTACTTTCGCCGCTTGCTTTTCTGCATTTCGCTTTATTGCATATGCACCAACTTGAACTTTATATAATACCATATTACCTCCAATTTAAAATAAACGTTTTTTACCTGATTTTTTAGGTTGCGTATTCTTTATTATAACGTTTTTTCTGGAAGTAATCAATGTTTTAGCTTTTGCAATAACCCAAGATTCTGTTATAGGTAAAAATGCTCCTGTACTTGCATCCCAGTCTTTGAAATATTCGTACAATGTGACTTGCTTAGAAATTTCTGGATACTGGTTCTGCAAATCTCTTAGCTCTTTCGCCCACGTATCCCACTGTTTATCTGATATAGAATTTTGATTTAAATGATAATAAATACAGGAGTGCACCAGCATTTGATACCGTCTTTGCTGTATCTTTTCTGCTATCTGCAACTCCTGTCCTTTAAACAAATCATATGTATTATTTGCTAACATATCTAAATAAAATTTTCTCTGGTAAATAATAGCAAGTAACTAAATCATAAACTTGACAACCTACGATAATGACACCAGCAACAACGCAAATAACACCAACTAAACTACTCCAGAATAATATCTCCTCATCAAAATACTCTTCTGCCTTACATTTTTTATAAACAAAAACAAAAAGTCCTATACCTACAATAATAAAAATTATACCGATAATCATCCAAAATATAGATTGCCCTACTTCAAATCTTACTACTCTTTCAGCCAACTGTTGAAGATAAGGAATAGCTGTACTACTGCTCCAATCTAACATTAAGCCAAATTTCTCAGCTAATTTTTGTAACATTTCTGTTGACATAAATCTCCTTTCACTAAAATAATTCTTGTGTTTTCATAGCGCCGGAGATAGGATTCGAACCTATACGCCTGCGTATACTTGTTCAGATTGGCCATGTTTGAACACCATGGAACAGGACTGACACAGATTACAAGTCTGCCGCTCTACCACTTGAGCTACTCCGGCGATAATATATAGCGCAAACACTAGAGGAATTGTTGTCAACTGTTCTTTTTTTTTCACATTTTATATGTGGTGTGTTTGCGCTATAACAGCCCCTACTGGAATCGAACCAGTGAGTGCAGGAATCAAAATCCTGTGCCGTAGCCGCTTGGCGAAGGGGCCATGTTGTGTTGTGACCCCGCAATGACGAAAGTCACAACACATTGCGAAAGGATAAAATAAAATGGCAAACTACCGGACAAAAGTAGTTGCGCAGGAACAGTAAGAATCGAACTCACATCTCTGGTTTTGGAGACCAGTGTTTTACCATTAAACTATGAACCTATGAACGGTTTAAAGTAAACCGATAACTGCACATCGGGAATAATTGGCCTGTCATTTTTGTCGCTATGTTCAGATGACCGTGTACTTTAGCCACCCTACTAACCAATTGAGCTATCTGACACTGGGTTACCCACATTTGCTCTTAACCCTATCAATAGAGACTCTGGGACTCGAACCCAGAACCTTCGGCTTATAAGGCCGACGCTCTAACCTGTTGAGCATAAGTCTCTATGAGTGAGGACGCACTGGAACCGTTTTAGGCAATCCTCACTGTTGATGTTCTTCTAAGGACAACTTCAACAAAAACCTTCACAGCATATTAGTGTCGCCTATAGACTAAATACTGTGAGTGCTACCTGTGGGACTTGAACCCACACTCTTGTCTCAGAATCGGAGCTTAAATCCGACGTGTCTGCCAATTTCACCAAGGTAGCAAGTGCGGCTGTTTTGTAGAGGGCCATTTAACTGATATTACTCTTTCCGGAAATAATGACTATCAGCACCGCTTTTCGTTAAAATACACAAATTCGATTAGATTCATATAAAAACGTTTATTTCTAAGGCGTAGACGTTCCTACGCCCCTATAAATGAACTTATTATACCATCTATTCATATTTTCTCCTTGAGCGATTTTTTATTTTAACTTTTCATGCTCTGTGAAAAGTATCTGTCAATGATGCATTAGTGTTGCGAACATTGCGTTAAGGAGCTGTTCAGGAGAAGCCTCTTGAATTGCGGATTCCAGCTTACTATCAAGCTCCGCATCACTCAGCTTTGCAAGCTCAACACACTCTGTAATTTCATCCTCAGTAAGAACCTGGTCCTCTTCGTCAACAAGTTCAGCAATCAAACAGGTCAGCTCTGACATAATTGCAGGCTTGCTGCCTTTAATCATAACTTTACCCTTATCACAACTAATCATTTTATTTCCTCCTTTTCTAAAATTGAACTTCGTATTACCCACCCGCTCCACTTGATTTTCTCCAACTGCTCTTTGATATTTTCAATATCATCAATCTGATTAACGATACCGAGTTTACCTAAACAGATTGGGCCTATACCATAGTGTCGTGAGATTGGATTCGTTAATTCTTTTCCACAGCACGCACATGTGATTGTTTTCTGTGCAAAGCCGTGAAGATTCATATACACCATTCCACGAGTTTCTTTTTCAACTGTGCCTTGCATTGTTCTCATGGGCATCGGTTTATTACTGTTCCACTTCTCCATGAAGTCAAACCCTACACTCGCAGGCTGTGTCATATACTTCTTTACTGTGATTCTGTACTCTGTTCTGTCTGTACTCTGTTCTATAGACTGCTTCTCGCTGTCTGTGCGCTTCTCTGTGACGTTTTTAGCACTTGCATGTAAAACAATATGTACTTTGTCTGAAAACGTCTTAGAAGAGCTTTTAAACGCTTCTACAGAATCATACTTTACGCCGTCAATCTCGACTGCACCTTTCCAACTCTCAATGAGTTTTAACATTTTATCACCTCTCTTAAATAAGTTGAGAACAACACAAAAGGAGACAAATTACAGTTACAAACACACACAAATTTCAAGCTGTGTTGTTCTCAACTCATGTAAACATTGTATCACACATTCTTAGAGATTGCAAGCGTTTTTTCAATCTTTTTTGATAAAATCATCTACGAATTTTTCAACTTTCATTAACGTTTCTTCGTTTTCCTCTAAAAATTCTCTTACTGCCGACTGACCGTGTATTCTTCCTTGAATAATTTCTCCAGTTTCTGGGTCTACTATATCAAACCACGCACCAGATTTTCTAATTACATCTATTCTTATGGCAACGTCTATTAAATCTTTCAGATAATCTATTCCATCTTCATAGTTCAATGAGTAAAATCCTGTTCTTCTACTCGGCGGACAAGTTTTATTCTTTACCATTGACATAAGAACAATATTACCTGCTGGTGCGTCTGCTGATTTATTTAACTCATTTCCTTTTTCATCTAAATATTTTCCACGACTGAACTGCATACGAACAGAACATCCATGGCGCCAGGCTTTTCCACCAGGAGTAGATATTCCACCGTACATACTTGCAAGATTATCTCTAATCTGATTAATGCCAATGCCTGTACAATTATGACGCTTCATCAGCATTTCAATCTTTTTGGAGAATCTTGTTAAAGGTAACGAAATACCACCATATACTTTATCTTCATATGTTTTCTTTTCATCCATCTCTAATGAAGATACAAGAACACCAATACTATCAAGTACCCATAACCCTACTTCTCCTGTGTCTACTGCATCTTCTATTATCTGAAATATATCTTCTGCTGATTGTGCTTTAGGTTGAAGTAAATACAGACTGTTTACATCTACGCCCAATTTTGTTGCCCACTCTGCATCTAATGTGTTCTCAGCATCAACATAGAGTACGCTTCTCCCATCATCAGATTTCTGATAATTGGCAACAATATCCAATGCAGTAGTTGTTTTACCACCATGCTCCTCTCCAAAGAACTCTGTAATCTTACCTACTGGTATACCACCATACGTACAATAATTCATTCTGGGAGAAGTAAATGGAATACGTTTATAATTATACTCTGACAGACCGTGAGTAATTATCTCTTCACCGAATCTTTTATTTGTTTGCTTTATGATTTCATCAAGTTTTAACCCCATCTGACGCTCCTTCATTTAGAATAAGCTCAACTACTTGCTCTGCTCTATTTTTACCGATTCCTTTAACTGATAAAAGAATCTCCATCAATCGTTCTTCAGTTAATATAGTAGCATCGTCAAATTCTGAACCACCCTCTTTAAATCCATCTTCATACATAGATTTACATAATGCTACTAACCAACGATTAAATTCATTGAGCGACATTTTTTGAATCCGCTTCAATTCGGCAAAAGATAATGGTTTCATTCATCTATAATCTCCGCAACATAGGGTAATCCGTGAAGAAGTGCTACGAACTCCCGCCATTCATCAAGTTTATGTCCAGTGCGCTGTCTAATCATAGTGACCACATTCTCATAATTCATTGTGACTGTTCTTTTCTGATTATAAGAAGACGGAAGTAACTGAATCATCTGCCACCAATGTTCTTTGTCCTTATGCGTTAAATACAATCCTCTAAATGAGTTTAATTCTCTTATAACAGTGTCTAAAACTGATTCTGATATTGGTAATAAATGCTCATGGCTGAAATCATCCAATTCAAACTCTTTAGCGGCAATCTTATGCATAGTGCTACAGGAGTTAGCAACTGTGCCAATTTTATAGGTATCCATTTCCTTCCACCAATAAAGCGGAGCAGTAATATCCATAGATACGAAAATCTGCCTGAGATATTTCCTATGTTCTGTTCCTGCTTTATATAATCTTTTCATAAGGTCTAAATCATTTTTGCCAATTTCATATTTTGCTTCAGATAAATGTGGATATTCTGGTGTATATATTCTCCATTCACTATCACTCTTATCCCAACTATTCATGGGATTTCTCATACCTCTAACCGCGTGTTCAAATCCCCAAACATCAATATTTTCTACCTTAATCATTCATCTGCTCCCTTCGTAAGCTCATCTAATGATACTTCTAATGCAGTCGCTATTGCATAAGCAGTATATAATGACGGACCATTATGTCCGCGTAAAATACCGTTGAGTGAATGTTTATTGATGCCGGAAAGCTCTGACAATTTAACTTGTGTCCAACTTTTTCGTTCTAATTCACATCTCACATTATCGACAAATGCCTCATTTACTGTCATCTTCTACTTCTCCATTATGAATCCTTGTCCACTGTGCATCACACAATCCAAATTTTTCTCTTTCACAAAGAAAAGCTACATTACAAGCTAAATGCCAAAGATGAGGAAGCCCACTCTCATCATCTAAACCATCTGGGTCATCAAGATAGTGCATAAAATGTCTATAAGCGGCGTTACGAATTCTATTTACATCAAGATTCTTCCAACCGTGCTCTCCTGTCTCAGGATATTTAAACATACCGTACATTCTAACATGAGCTATATCCCAAAGCATTTCTCTTGGAACAAGAGTAAGAACAGGCTTTCCATTATCATTTTTATGTACATCATTCATTAATCATTTCCTCCGCAACTTTTGCCAGTGCTTCTTTATACTTTTTACTGCGCTTAATAGAATCAACCACTTGTGCTGTAGCCTTTTCTATAATCTCGTCTTTATACTTTTCGAGAAGTTCGCCAAACATTTCTTGTGCATTATAAGTAAAACCATTATAACTAAACAATCTGTCTTTTATAGACTGTGAAATAGAATCAACAACCTGCTTAGTAGCTTTTTCCTCAATATGCTTTTTAATAGCATCGTCATCAATAGTAATTCCAAACTGAATAATATGTTCCATTAATCTTCTCCTTCACTATCTGTAAGAACTGCACGACCAATATACTCGATAGCATTTTCTGATGCTGACACAAATATATAAGCTATTCCTCTTTCTGGAATTGGCACAGCAATTCTATATCTAATATCGCCTTCAATCTTCTTTACCGATGCAACAATACCAAGACTTCCACACCATTTATGATTCTCATTAAACTGGACAACATCATACTTCTGAATTTCTGCCATTATTCTTCTCCTTTATTCCGACGCTTCTTCTGTATTACTAATTGCATCTTCTACAGATTCAACAGCTCTTTCCATAGCTTCTACAGCGGCTTCTGCTATATCATGCTTCTCAGAATATTGTAAATTCTCTGGCATGTTTTCAAGATACTCTTCTTCTTCGGCTTTACAATCTTCAATAATATCCCTTGCTTCTCCCATCAATTCAATAGCTCTCTCCAATTCTTTTCTCCTTGCTTTGTTCATCACTTTCCTCCAATTCTTGTTGTCTCAAATTCACTAATACGTCTGGTTAATACTTTCTTACAGGAGCTTAAAAGTTCCTGTGCATTATCTACCTTTGACTTCATTATTTTGTAGGCTCTGTTATACGCCGCAGATACTATAAACTCTTCCTGACTCGCTAATTCTGCAAGTGAATCTTTATCTGCTACTGTACCGCTACTCTGACTTGCTCTGGCAGTATGATACATTTCTTTATACACTGCTTTTGCTATATCATCTCTTATGCCAAGATATTCGCATGTACCACCTGCAAAATAAATATAAGTGGATAAATTCATACAGAAATCATCTAACTCTTCATTTGTCGGCGGATTCTCCCCATCTTTCAGACATTCTTTTATAAACCACACATACTTATCGAGGTCACGGCAATATGGGGCGATAATATCATTTACAATAGTATCTAATGCTCCTGCGTTACTCTCTATATTTTCTTGAATTTTAGTAAGAGAATCTTCATCGGTTATATTGAATTTCATTCTTTTTCCCTCAACTGACGAGTGCTTTCATATAACACTAATGCATCTATTAATTCTTGTTTGGAAATTTTTCTCTGCACTACACTTTCACAAAATGGTTGAATAGTTGTAAATATAAACTCATCCATTGTTTCTTGCACTTCTGTAACAATTTTATAAGTTTCATCTGTTATATTGAATTTCATTTAAAAAACTCTCCATGTCATAATTAAAGAAAACTTTTTTCTTTTTGCCTTTTAGCTCTACAACATCATAAGAATCCCAATCATAACGATAACTGACATTTCCACTATTTAGAAGTTTTTGAAGTGTTTGAATTGGTATGAATTTTGTAGTATCTTTATCTACCCACCAACAAATAATTCCTGCAAACACGCCTTCTATAAATGACTTCTCTAACAAACCGTTCCATTGTGTTGCTGAGATATTTCTAAACGGTAACGTATTCCCGTGTACTGATTTACATTCAAAGTAATATTCATATGGTTCTCTGTAAACGATAAAATCGCAAATCCCAGCAATACCCTTAAACCCCGCCGTATTATCATTCAGCCGGTCAATCGACACACCAGGCACACGTTCAAAAGACTCCCTAACCACCTGTTCAAATTTTTTACCCCTATTAACTGCCATACTCTTCTTTTAACTCCGAATAATGGTCCATAATGTATAAACATATATCTGTTGTTAATCCTGTATGAGATAACCCAATAACATTATTTATACAAAACATATTTGTTATTCCACTCTTCTGGATTCTTACATAATCTTCAAACTGTTCTTTTGTAGGCTTATCTTTATTCATCATGCTCTCCTATTCCACATTTCAACTGCTTTTTCTTCTGCATCTTTACTATGAGATGTACAACCATAGTCTGAAATCATAACTTTACCAGTTCTTGCTTCACAGTTTGTGCATCTCACATATGCCGCTTTTGCGGTCTTTCCCTTATAATAGACTCTTGAACTTTTCTCTAAATAAGCATCTCCCCCACAAAATGGGCATTTCTTTAATTCCATATCTTATCCATCCTTTTTACATGATTCTCTGTATCCACAATACATACATGATTTACGAGTTACATTTTCTGGTTTCGGCGGTGTAATCTGTCTCTCAATATATCCATCACACTCATGTATATATGCTTCAAGGCTCTGCCGCATTTCATCTGTTACATTAAACATAAAGGCTTTCATGTCTAATATATCTCTACTGATATAAACGAACAGAACTTGGTCAATATTGAGTGCAAGTGAATATGCTATACCCTGATGATAATGGCTTGGGTCAACATCTTTACGATTCATAAACTTATAACTACTCTCTGTTTTAAGCTCTAAAATATAGTATCGACCCTTATATTTGATAATGCCGTCACACATGAAGGACATATTTAACTCTTTATGATAGAGTTTTGTCTCCATGCCACTCTTTGACTTAATTTCAAGATAATCAAGACCACGACTATGCACAAACTCTGCAACGTCTATATACTCACAATCAATGCCGTTATCTTTCATTTGCTCTACTGCTGTCTGAACCCTAACATGAATGTCAGTACCACTATTACAAATGCCAACAAGCGTATAGTTTGAGTGCGATTCATCAGGTTGCACACCCATTATCTGATAATAGCTTGCACGAATACAATTCATACCAGACGGTTTATAAGTCTTGCTTGGAAGTCTACTACCTTTATCAGCAGTAAGCTCTATTGACCGTTTTAGATTCTGTAAAAAATCTTGTTCTACTGGTACTTTTTCTTTTGTACTCTCTATGAGCCGAATCACACTCTTTAATGACTGTCGTGCCAACTTTACTCCTCTCTACGTAAGCATATAAAACCGGGAATCAGTATAATGATGCCCGCTATGCACAAAACTCTCCAATCAAAAAGCGGTGAATCCGTGTACTGTTGTGCTTCTAAGTTACTTACTGAAAACCAAAGTAACGTACTACCAACTATTAACGAACTCACCGCAATCACTTTTTCTCTCAGCTTCATAATAAGCTCCTTTCTGCTATTTCTATAGCACTACTTTTTCATTACTCTAACATTATATCACACTATTCTCATTTTGTCAACAAGAATATTTTACTCTTCATCTTCCATAAGTGCAATAACAATGGTAATATTTCCGTCAATGAGTTTGATTGAACTATCATCACCATAATGAATCTCAATCAAGTCATTTGAAATAGCTTTGACTTCCTGCACAAGCATCTGAATATCCACAGCACATGTAAAATCTACCTGATTATCACTTGTCACATAAGGAAGAATCTCAACACCACTTGACGCTTTAGATGATACCTGCAAGCCTTGATTTGTAAATGTGAGGTCTACTGCGTTCTTATCATACGTACCAACGAACAGAGAAAGTCTGTCAAGCATCTGGAGTAAATCATTCTTCGGCACACCACAGTGACTATCAAACTCCTGCTCAATCAGATTCGTAATAGGCTCAATAGCGAAGTCATCAATACCATCGACAAACTTACCAACAATCATGCAGTCAGGAGTTTCAAATACCACATCAGTAGCACTGAACATAGCTTTAATCTTCTCAGCACGCATTACAGCAACAAGGTCAAGAAACTCTGAACTTACAAGTTTGGGCGTATCAAACATCGGAATTGCTAAACTTGCAATCTTATATGAATCTGTAGCAACTACTTTATCGCCCATGTAGTACGCTGTATATTGTGGATTCTCCATAGTTACTGCAAGTGCAGGTTTAATAGTTTCAAGAATAGCAATGATAGTAGAACGATTGAACTCTTTAGGGTCGTGCAAAGCAGTATTGACAAAAATATCAGGAAACTTAACGGGCTCACCATCTTCATCAAGAGGAAGTTCAATAGTATAATTACCATTGCCCTTGACTTTCATTGTATACAGCTTTTCATCCACTGTCATAGTAATGCTTTCACAAGTCATTTTACTCACCAGTTTTGCAAACTGATTGGCGTCTACTACAACATAGAAATCATCTCCTGCTACATGCTGTTCTTTGATATACAGATAGTTGGTAGCATCTGTTGTAATGACTGTAAGTTCTCCATCTTTAAGCTTAATACACATCATGCTGGTGATAGGAATGAGCTTATTATTACCAGCTCCTTTGATTGCTCTTGCTACTACATCTTTCATCAATTCTGTACTGATTGTAAATTTCATTCATCTTCTCCTTTATATAATATTAAATTTGGCCTACACTTAATCTAAATCCATATTATCTCTCCAATGCTCTATTAGCAGTAGTAGTTCTCCAGTTCTCTGCAAAATAGCTGTCATTACGAACAATATACTGACAACCAAAAGCATCTGTATAAGATTGAGGATATGTCTTATTCATGTGCTTAATTCCGTTTTTCTTCATCCTCTCTCTTGCTACATTTCTGTCAAGTTTTCTGGTGTGTACTCTTGTTGGTATTCTGATTGTTGCTGTTTTCATATTTACTCCTTTCTATATATGAGCTACTACTTTTATACCTCTATCATCCCAATACTCATCAGCACTGACCTTTCTTGGTGCTGTGCCACCGTATTGTTCCACTCTCTCTGGTATATTCTCATTTACTGCATCGAACTTTAATCCCCAAGACTCACATGCACTTAATGCTTCTTTTAAATGCTCATCACAACGGCATGTCCATAAAATCAATTTTGTACCGGACTCTTGTTCTTTTTGAAGCGCATGAATAACATCCCAATTAGGTTCACCAATATCTGGCCACATCTCAGTGCATATACAGCCATCAAAATCAACAGCTATAATTTTTGGTGTGTTCAAAACTGGTCGTTGTTTCAACTGGATTCTATTAAAAATATCTAACTTTAATTGAGTGCTACTCATAGTATGATTCCGAGAAAGATAAAACAACTCTTTATTCAAACTTGTTAATAAGTCTTTACCTTCAAAATCTTTACCGCGATAGTCTGCTCCAAGAAAATATACATCGAAATCTAAGGACAAAATTAATCTATTCGTATCCTCTTCATCTTCATACGGTATTACTTCATCAACATATTTTATCGCATCTAATTGAATATATCGCTCAAAAATACTCTGCACAATACCAGGCTTTCGTCTGGGCTTACAATATAAAGCTACTATCAGATAATCACAATTCTGTTTAGCTTCTTTTATTGCTAATATATGTCCGGCGTGAATAACATCTGCTACCATTGGGAACAATCCAACTTTCAACACAGCTCTCCTTTCATACTTTCTAACTCAAATTTTGGTGATTCTCTAAACTGTGCCTCCGTAACAGAAAATTTAAGGTTTTTTGTTGTGCCCTCAAACACTAACTCCTTTTTGATAATATCAAAATCTTCATCAGACACTTTTAAGATGATTTCCTTCATTTTTTAAAATCTCCACTTATTATCTTAGGCACAGCAGTTTCCCAATCTATTCGATGATGTATACGATTATTGCCATAAAATCCACACATACCATGTATACGCACACAATCTGGTCTCAGCATAACTGAATAAAAAGACTTCACATAAGTTCCATATTTTTCATACATTTCAGTAATACCGCCCGAAAATTTTTGTGTCTCTGCGGTAATTAGCACAATATCTCTTATAGATAAAATAGTTTTACCTAATTTACCCTGCTGAATATACATATTTACATCGTCATTAAATCTGCCAGTAAAATATATTGGATTGTCTACTCTAAAAAAGAATGTCTGCATAGCTTTTCTGATGATTCTGCTTTTCCAAAGTTTTCTATCCCAACCACCTAATAAATCTCCGGCTTGAAAAAATGCTACAACATCTATACTTGGGGCACTGTCTAACCAAGTTAAAACAGCTTCAACAATATCATCAAACCATTTACAATTTATAGATTTCAACTTACCGTCTTTAACATACCTGTGCACAAAATTCATAGTGTCATCTTCAAGCTCTAAAAAATATCGTAACCCTAAGCTCTTTGCTATATCGTACAAAATGTTTCTTGCAAACACAGGCACAGACCGACCATCAAAATTATCCATTATATCAAATGTTCCATCTAATGCCGCTTTATCGAACATGATAACTTTATCTTCACCATATATAGAATAATACTGGTCTGCTGTATCATCTTCATTATCAATGATAATATACCATTTACCAGTATATCCTACTTTTTGCAAAGTTTTGATGCACTTTACTTTTTTTGGCCTACCATGGCTGAGAATTAATATAGCAAAATCATCCCTTACCATCTTTTGATTCCTCAATTAGTTTATCTATTGTTGTACTAAGTCTTACATAACCGTTTGAAATAGCATCATCAATATCAATAATAACTAAGGCAGATTGCTCCATAAGTCTCTGCATTTCTGGTGTTGCATGAGCATAATAATCAGCTATCTTTGCATAGTTAAATACGATATGCCTTGTTGCGGCTTTTAATAAAAACTCTTTTTCTTCAGGAGAAACATCTGATTCTTTTATATCTCGCACTAACTTACCATAATTTGAAGTATTGCATAACTCTAATAAACTTGGGCATACTCGATTTGGCACATATTGTGGAGCTATAATCTTTTTATTATACTTATTATTTGAATCACTATTTGTAGTAAACAGATGTTTTGACATTATTAAAATTCCTTTGTAAATTCACTGATTATATTATTATTTACAGAGTCAAGTTTTTTCATAAGCCAATTATATTGTTCGTTACGAACATCATCATAATAATCTGACAAACGTACAACTAATTGGGGAATATCTGAAAAACTATTATATATTAACCTTTCGTCATTAAAATCAATTATTTCTGAATACTTTCTTGAAAAAAATACTGGTAAACCTACTAAAATTTTTTCTATATCTGCATATTCTAATGTGTCATTCCAATGCTGAGCATTTTTTTGAAGTCGTTTACCTTCTTTTGAATCTATTATAATCCAAGAACTACCTAACAACGACCGTGTGTACACATACGAACTTTTACTACCAAGTATGCAACTTATACCGGCATAATAATATTTCCACCTATCATAAATTTCATCTATACTATAAGATGGATAAATATTAAATTTATATGGTTCTGGGCTATCTCCGTACTTTTTAAATACGAATTGTGCTTTTGGCACTTTTGGACGAACTGTTTTGTCGAATAAAAACAATAATTGTGGAGAACAGCTGACATTCGAATTTTTTTTAGTGAAAGTGAAACCTGCACCCTCATGTAAAAATGTAAACTCACTTGCTGTTCGCAAAAACTCATCGTCTATTGCAGATAAAAATTGACATATACCTTTAAAACCACCAATTCTACCAGCAGTAAGAATTACATTTATTCTATCTACTTCTGCAAGAGGTTTATAATTAAATGGTGGAGTAAATGCGTTTATATTCATAAACGTCACTTTACACATATCTACTATAGTCTGTAAAGACGGGTGTAATGTAAAAACATGAGAAAATACAAAATTATGTTTTTTACAACCAGCTATAAGAGTTTGCATTTCACGAGTTTGTCGTGAACAATGCACATAACAAATCTCTATATTTGGATAGTTACTTTTCAATGTAAGTAAATCATCAAACGCAGATTCTGGTAGACTATTATATCCAAACCATAAATTTACAAAAATCAACCTGTCATAATTTTTTACTAACTCAACTAAATTATCTATGGAACTATAAAGCGTTATGTTAGGTTCAAGCTCAGGTAAAAATTGATTTGGAAATACATAATTTTTAATAAAAACATCAAACCCCAACTTAGCATACTGTAAGCATAGTGTAGTTGCACCGCCACCATCAAATCCAACTCGATTCACTATTGCGACTTTTTTACTCATACCCTATAACTTCTCCATACCACGCTTTAGTTATCTCTACGTCACATTTAATTGGAATACTTAAAGCACTCTTAGCGGCTTCTGACATAAGCTGTGCAAATCTTTCAGAACACTCTTTTACATTTTCTTCTGGACATTCTGCTATTAATTCATCATGTACTGGTATAAGAAGTCTGAAACCTAATTCTTTTAGTCTCTTATCATTGCCAACTAAAATCATTGCTAACTTACTCATATCTGCCGCAGAACCTTGGATTCTTGAATTAACTACTTGTCTTTGTGCATCTGCTATTTTAGCTCCATTATCAACAATCCAGATTCCTTCTTTGTTGGCTTCTTCAAAGATTTTCCGCTTCTGACTAAAATAGCAGTTATTCAGTTTCTTTAAATATTTCCTTTGAATCTCTTCGGGCACTTCCTGCACATCTTGTACAGCGTCATCATCTGACCACTCAAAATCAAGTAAATCATCGTCGATAGGCGCACCGTCTTTCCATTTAAATTCATACTCAGGTAATTGTAAGTCGGGCAATCTTCTTTTTCTGCCCCACAACGTAGTGACATATCCTTTTTCATAAGCCATATCTAAGCTATCTTCTTCAAATTGAGGAATAGCTGGAAATCCTTTGAATACAGAATCTTTTATTGCTTGTGCTTTTTTTGTAGTTGTACCAAGCTGTTCAGCAATAGAGGGCACACCTCTGCCATACAACACTCCGAGCAATATTGACTTTGCCTGTGAGCGTCTATTTTTTCCTTCGGGATTAGTTGTACCGTCTGGACGAAACTCCAAGCAGTTTTCATAAGTCGTGTTAAAGGACAAAGCGGCGATTTCTGCATATAAATCTTTCCCTTCTTGATATGCTTTAATCATCTTCGGGTCGCCGCACATCTGAGTCATAACTTTCGGTTCTTGCTGGCTATAGTCTGAACTCATAAGTACATAACCATCAGATGCTACGAACATCTTCCTAATCTCTTTATTATGACTGGGAATGTTCTGCATATTAGGATTCTCAGAAGAGAATCTTCCTGTTCTTGCGCCATATTGATTAAAGCTACAATGAATACGCCCGTCTTTAGGATTCACACAATCAGGCAGTTTATCTATAAAAGTATCTACTATTGTAGAAAACTCTCTATAGTCTAATACTGCTTTTGCGACTGGATTATCCATACTTCTTAGTGTCGCTTCATTTGTTGTCCGCACTTCTTTCTTTGTTTTCTTATCTACAGGAACTTCACAACCCATAATATCATAAAGAAGAATAGCAAGCTGTGAGGAAGATTTAATATTAATTGGGTCATCTAATTTACAATTAGCTCCCATCTTTCTTCTATATGCTTCTATATCTTCTGCATATGTATCACAGATTTTATTAAACTGTTCTATCCTATCTTCTAATAATGCGTGATATTTGTCTTTAAGGAATTGATTATAGTCAAAGTCAAACTTTATTCCATTATCTTCCATATCACAGACTACTTTGATGCAAGGCATTTCTATGTTAAAGAATACCCATGATACGCCGTTCATTCCATTTCTATCTTCATGCGGTTTTGTAGCATCATAATATACAAACTGTTTCTGATACTGGTATAACTCATAAGTGATAATAGCGTCATGTGCGGCATACAAATAGAATGTATTAATAGGAATCTTATCTGCTGGTATACCTTTAAATAATTCATCAAATGAAAATGCATCACCTTTTCCATCAAGCACATACTTATTGTGTAGTGCTTTCAAACCATTGCGCTCTTCATTTTCATTCATCAATCTTGCCGCAAGATAAGCGTCCCACGTACAGTAAATATCTTTTACGCCAAGCTGATTTCTGATTACCCTCATATCGAACTTGGCGTTGAACATGATAATCTCAATATTTGTATCGTGAATTATTGTATCAAACTCTTCTGCCACATCTTGTTCTGTAAGCTGATTATCTACTCTTGCACCAGTTACATATGAGGTATGATTAATCGGTACATATACAGCTTTTTCATTAGGCGTGTATAAACACAAACCTACAATACTATCAAGAATTGGGTCAAGACCAGTTGTCTCTGTGTCTATCGCTACTACACCATTATTTACACACTTTGCAAAATAATCATGCAATTCATCTTGATTTCTAATAATTGCATAATCATCCTTAAACTGTCCGAGATTTTTTTCAACCATAGCTTTTATCTGATTGATTTTAGCTAATAGTGAATTTCCACCTCGGACAGTTGTTTGTGCTTTTCTACTTGTATTTGATTTTTTAGCAAGTTTATTATCTTGCTCTCTTCCCGCCCGCTTTGGAATACTAAATAAAGGCATGTTATCTTCTCCTATATAATTGCCGACTGCATGAAGTAAAAATTTCACGAAAAATCTTCATACAACATTGTGTATTTGTACGGAAAGGAGGGAAAGCGTGCCGACAACTTATTCAATTAATATACATCTCCTCTACGACCCGGCGTTCTACGTCTCGGCGCCTCATCACGGTCTCTGTCTCTGCTCTCTCGTCTACGAACAGGCTGTTCATCTTCATCATCACCATCAGGCGGAAAATATCCGCTTTCAAGATAGAAGTCCATGTCCTCTGCTGACTTATCGAGAACAAGACCACCAAGAGGATTCGGCACTTCCGGTAAATCTTCAAGCGTAGTATTATCCTTCGACACTTCAAAAAATTCATAAGTAGTAGAAGTATCGCCCTTTTTACCCTTACGCTCAATGTCAAACTCATGCGCACAAAGCGGAGTATCAGAATTAGAATATCTGCTACAGATAGATACCATTCTCTGTACAAACTTCTTTCCTCTCTCCCAAAGCTGTACTTTATCTTCATCTACATTATAGATAGGAATGAACAGCTTTACTTGTGTAGACTTTTTCTCACGACAAAACGGGCATGTGTCAAGAGGCTGTCTATACTCTCTGAGACAGTTTACATATCTCTTTCTGCCATCTTCGCCTTCAATCTGATGAACTGCAAATGCTTCTACATCATCAATTCCATTATACATGAATCTGACTCTTGCAGTATCGCCATCATCTTTCAAAGAGAAGAATCCTGCTCCTCCCTGACCACCATACTTATCAACTTCATCATACCTGACTCGACCCATAGTTACTCCTTTCAATAGTGTTTATATTATCCACCAGACAGCGCACGTTTCATTGCTTCATACGTTGCCGAGTAAATTACTTTGTAAAGACGTTCCCAAAATTCTTCTGTAAAAGAAGATGCAGATTCACTAACTGGAACAGTTATTTCTTCTGGTACGTACTCTTCTTTTTTAATGTTAAACTTAGCTTCAAGTGCGTCTGCTACCAACATAGAAATTCTGTTAGTCTCAAACGATGAAGAAAAATAAGTTGTACCAACACCAATAATACGCTGTACTTCTGCTTGTGTAACTCCACGCCGCTTAAAGCACTTCTGCAATTTCTCTTTGTCAATAGCTACCATTTTCTTTCCGCTCATAATTTTCTCCTTTTTAATAGTGATTATAGTTTCTTACTGTCTTTCGACTCTTATATAGTAACATGTATCATAATGTTTGTCAATAGTATTTTTTCAAATTGAGCAACTCTTCTTTAGTGCAATCGTTTGCATCTTTTCTTCCTTCTGGAAAGAAATATTCTGATATAATTTTGGTATTCTTCATATTCTTTCTTATTCTTTCTCTCGCCGCTAATCCTCTTTCATCCATATCTGTAGCAAGTATTATTTCTCTACAAGGTAATTCTCTTAACTGTTTAAACTGTAATTCATTACCGAGACCGTTTAGTGCTACAGCACACTTTCCTACTGTCCAGAATGATAATGCGTCTAACATTGATTCACAAACAATCAACTCATCTATACCTTTTGCTGAACCGTCTAATTTAACCACTTCATATTTCTCAAATGCTCCTATTTTATGTAGTTCGTACAACCCATATAATGGTTTTTCTACCCCTTCTGGATAATTAAAGAACTTTGTCTTTACAGACCGTCGAGCAATAAACAGACAATTTCCACGAATATCACGCACAGGAAAGGTAATTGCTTGCATATCTCTATCATATCCAATATCAAACAATTCAATAATTTCATCTGTTAATCCTCTCTTGTACATGTAAGGATGTGTATATCTATATTTATCTAATTCTTCTTCTGTTACCCAATTATTATTAATTTTGTCAGCTTTAATACTGTTTTTATCGGCCATATTACTACGCCGAAAATCAAGCGCAACATCTTTCCTCTCCTCCACTTGTACTATTGCAAAGTTCTTTAATAGCCATGTCCACCCCCATGTACCTATTAAATCTTCATCATGTCCAAAACAATGAGATATTACTTCTGGTAAACTATGCACTTCTCCACACGCAAAACAGTGAAGTATTCCATCACTTTTTCTTAATCCCGCAGATGGCTTTCTTTCCATACCATTAGAGTGATAAGGGCAGGTAATCTGAATATGGTCTCCGCTATCTCTTTGTTTTGCTATCAATGGAATATTATTAGCTCTTAACTGATTGACTAATTCAGTCAATATATCTGATAGCTCACAATTAAATTGTACATCATTTATTATCATTATTCTCCTTCATCTTTTGCAGAACTTCGGCGATTTCGGAGAAATGTCTGCCGGTCTTAACAGCATCTTCTCTCGGCCATGCCTGAACTACTCCGTTTTTATCAAGAACATGCAACAAATAATCATCCATGTCAATCGTCACGCCCTTTACATCTTCATCACTAATCACTTCATCTCCAACTTTAAAGTCTTCCTTCTCCTGCTCATACTGCCGGATTTTCTCGATAGTTTCTTGTGCAGTGAGAGTCGTAAGGACAGTATTAAATGTGGTATAGCCGAAAATCTCTTTTCTATTTGGCGTGTTCCAGAGAGTTCTCGCCGCTTCCCATGCCTCACACTTACCGTCCTTGATGCCGGCTTCACGACCCTCTTTGTACGCCTCTTTCCTGACCTGCTCAAGATCGGGTTCGGTGTAGGGTGTCAGGTCAACTTCTGGTGACAACCATGTCATATTCGGCATTCCTTTTGCGCTGATAGATGCTTTATACAGACGCTCTAATCTTCCAATCTCAACAATATACTTCTTTCCCATGCTTCTCACCTCATTTCAAACAGAATAATAAACGTAATTCCGTATACAATGATAGCGGTAAGCCATGCTGTAAGAGTCCAGTCATCGGTAAAACCAGATGCTACACCGCCAATTATTCCAGTTCCGAGTGCAAATAAAAATGATGCTAAAATGAATAAACCGAAATATGCAAAATCATTAGTAGTCATGCTCTCACTCCTTTGCATCCATCTTTGCGCCGCAGTTGGGGCAGTATAGCCAAAAATTTTCCATTGTTTTTTGCCCGCAACAAGAGCATCTATAACCGCCTGCAAAAGAGTATGGGATTCTTTCCCATTCTCCATGTACCACCGAAACAACATCGGCAGGCTCAAGTGATTCGATATACTCAACCGTTACACATGGCTCGGCTACAAAGCAAATTCCGTTTGCAAATGTGCCTGTCTTTTTCCCTTTCAGCGCATCCTCTCTGCGGATATATTCGTCAGCCATCTGTCTTTTCTCCCATCATATTTACCTTGCACTTGATAATTCCAAAAATGGAATCAATCATTATCCAGTGTGTTGAATACCTGTTTATGCCTTTTAAAACTTCTCTTTCTGTTTCTTCAAGCAGTGTTATCATATCTGCCTTACTGATAACATCTGCGGCGGGAATGTCTGACAAAATCTGCACTGCTTCTTTTCCGTTTGGTGCTTGTATGTGGTCAATGTCATTGTCCATGAATTCTATGATTGCTACATCACGTGAGATATAATCACTCATTGTCTTCCTCCGCTCTTTTGTTCAACCATTTAATCAACCCGTCACCAGCAGGCGCTATATTAT